ACAAGCATCAAAACAAATAATGGAAGAAGATAGAATTCGTTATTCTAAAGATACTGGTTCAGAAATAATTACTGGTTTTGATGAAAGACAACTTGGTTTGATAAGACAAGATGCTGAGGCTATTATTAAGAAACAAGGTTCTGGTAAAGCTAGTTTAGAAAGTGCAGATGTACCTATTGAAAGTGCCACAAGTATAAAAAATATTGTTACAAATCGAATCAATGCTTTAAAAAAACAAAAAGATGAACTTTATGAAAGTAATAACCTTACTTCTGTAAGTCTTACACCAGAAGGTGTAAATACATTTGCAAATACTGCACTTAAAAACCTAGAAAAATTTAGAATAGGCACATATGTTGAAAATCAAATGCCTTTATTTGCAAAAATTCGTAAAGATTTAAAAAGAATTGCAAAATTGAGTAGTAATCCTAAATTTAAACAACAACCATTTAGTGTTCTTAGAGATTACCAAGAACAACTTAATACTCTTAAAGGTATTGCATTAGGACGAAACCCAACATCAAAAGAATCTATAGCTATTGGTGAGGTTTCTGCGACATTAAATGATTTTATAAATGAAGGTATTGATAATGCTTTTATAGTTGGAGACCAAGAGGTAATAGACCAACTTTTGAAAGCAAATAAAACATATCGTAAATATATGAATTTATCTGGTAAAAACCTTAGAGGTGGTGATGCAGTTGAAAGTGCAACAAATGCAATATTAAAAAAATTAACAGACCCAAGATTAGATGCAGATGCCGTAGTTAATAAATTTTTTGGTCATTCAAAGTTTCAACCTGCATCTGTAATGAATAATGTTTTAACAAAGATACAACAAAGTATTCCAGAAAAAGAATTTAAAGAAGTAATAGCCTTAGTTAAAGATGGTGTCTTAACCAGAGCATTTTCTGGGAAAGGTACATCTGGTGTAACTAGAAGTAATATCATTAATAATTATAATGAAACATTCAAAAGAAACCAAAATTTAATAGGTAGGTTATTTTCTAAAAAAGAATTAAAAGAGATAGAAGAATTTAAAGATAATGTACTACCTACACTTTGGGCAGAAATTAAAATGAACCCAGCAAATTCAGCAAATATGATGATATTCAGTTTGATGAGTAAAGGAATACTTAATTATGCAGGTAAATTTCCCTTGGTTGGGAAATTAATTGACCCTGCTACATTTAAAGAAATAGGAAGTAGAAATCAAGCAAGAGATGCAGTAGAAGGTTATCTTGCAAGAACAAAAGCACCTTTATTTTCTTCAATTTCACAAGCTCCAGTACGAGAAGAAGGTGGAGAAAACAAAGATATACCTGCATTCTTAAAAAAATTACCAATGTCAGCTAAAATGAAAATCTTAAACAGTACAGAATTGGGTGATGTAGAATGAGCAAACCAACAACACAAGAAATCCATGTTACATTAGAAAAGCATATGGCAGTAAGTGATGAAAGATGGAAAGAGACAATACTTCGTATTAAACGTATGGAGCATATTATGATAGCAACATCTGGTACTGCAATAGTAATGTTAATAGGTTTATTAGTGAGGTAGCAAATGGTTGTTGCCGAAATCTTAACTGGAATTGCGCTTGTACAGAAATCAGTTTCATTTATTAAAGAAAATATCTCAACAGTAAAAGATATATCTGGAATCGCTAAAGAGATTGATGGCTTTTTCACTGGTGTTGACCAAATGAATAAAAAGCAAGGTAAGGGATTGTCTATTATGGAACAATTTGGTTCTGTAGAAAATTCAGCAGATGATTTTATAAATAGAAAACTATTAGAAGAACAACGTCAAGAACTGAAAAATTTAGTTAATTTACGTTTTGGACCTACAACTTGGGACGAGATAATTGCAGAAAGAGCTAATAGAATAAGTGAAGCTAAAGAAAATGACAGATTAGCTAGAGTTGAAGCAAGACAAAAACAAAAAGAATTTATAGATACGTTACAAACTGTAGGCATTGTTTTTTGTGTAATAGGTGTTGTATTCATGGCACTTTTATTCAGTATAAAACTTTATGCAGATACATATAAATTTAAGCCAAAAGACTACACAAGACAACAGAAAATACAACAAGGTAAAATAGTATTACCTACTATGACTACTTGTAGATTAAAAAAACAAAAAGTTTATAAAGATAAAATGGCTTGTATATATCAAGGTGCCAATAAAACATATGAAATGGAATTTGCTGATATTAGAGTTGGTTGTCCAAAACAGTATAAATGTGTTTTAAATCCCAATGGCGATGAACCATCTATTGATAAAGTTATGGATAGTTTAAGAAGTATTGCTAAGTAAGTGAGACATGACTATTCGCCAATCTTCGCCATGTCTGGTAGTGGGGTGGGAGAAAACATAGTTTCCAAGGCGACCCAAACCAATTTATTTTTTTACTTTACCTTGCCATAAGAAAATTGCAAAACAATTTCTGTAGAACTGATGATTTACATGGCTACAAAGCATTTGATTATTAGTTCTTTTTTTTGCTAAATAACGAATAAAATGGTTTAAATCTACTTTAGATTTTATCATAAGCCTTGTTATATAGTAACCACGTTGAAAATCTTGTTGTGCATAGGCATCAACCAATAAATCGTAAATACTAGTCTTACCATTAATTATACTCATAATTGTCATTTTAAACTCCTAATCTACTTGTTCACACATAGTAATTCTATGTTTATCGTCTATTAACATTTCTATTTCTTCAACAGAATTAGCCTCAACCATAATTTGTTTATATTTCCCATGCTCTGGCATTTCTGGTAGTGCATCAAATAGTCTTATTTTAATATAATATCTATTATCCATTTGTTTCTCCCTCCCAACTTCTCTTATGTTCTGACGTTAACCAAGCAAATAAACAACCTTTACTTCTGTCATTTAAACTGCATTTATCTCCATTTTTTCTAATTATAGTTCCATACCATTCTTTATAAACTGTATTAAAAGCTAAAGACCCAATCTTTTCTTTTTCAAACAATATATTCCATGTTGAGTTCATTGTTTCTTCTGTAGGTCGTTTTAATTTATAATCTTTAATATCCATTTGTTTCTCTCTTAACATTATTTTTAAAAGATTTTGTTGAAATTCCAAGTTCTTCATTGGTCATCTTAGAATTTCGTTCTTTAAGTTCTTTAAACATTTTTTTAAGTTCAACATTACCTTGATGTGCTTTAGATTTGCATTCTGGACAAAGTTTCTTAAATGGTTTTTTATGCTTTCTTGGTTCCATCTCTACATCGCATTGAGCACATTTAGTCTGATTAATATATATAACTGGTCTTGCCATAATAAACCTCTATGAAATTATTAAGTTTACTGCAGGTCGTGTAGGGTGTTTACAAATTGCATAAACTGCTATTCTTGCAAGAGGATTTGAAGATTTTATGTTATCACGAAATTTTTCTGCATCATTCTGAAAATCAAAAGATGTTTTGTTATATTGACCTCTACCAAGATGTTCAGTAACCATAAAAGATTCTGTGTATTGTAAAAGGTCTTTTTCGTAGTCTTGAAAATTATTCATTGTTTTCTCCCAAAAACTTTATTTATAATATTAGAGTATCAAAAGTACTAGATAAGTAAACCAATATATGCAATAATTGTAATTAATCATATCTCCAATTTATGATTGATTGCATCTGTAGAGGGGTGGTCTTGTCCTCAGCAACCACCCCTTTATTTTTAGTTATAATCTCTATATGTTGGAGCACATTGTATATCTACAATAATAGGTACATACCTATCAGCAACTAAAACTCTACCATGATATAAAACTGGTCTTAATTTCACTGAACGACAATCTTCTATACCATTTATTACTTCTTGTCTGTTCATCTGAAACATTTTTTCATTAGTAACCAATTCTACCTTTGTTGGAGATTGGCTACTGCTACAAGCAGTAACCATCAAAGTTGATATAATATACAACAAAGTTGTTTTATGTGTCTTAAGCATATTCTAGCTCCTTCCAATTATTAGTTTGAATAAGTTCTGATACCATTTTCTGCCTATCTACTTGAACAAGGTATTTTTTTGTATCATCTCTTTGTATATCATTAAGATGTGTAGACCATGCAGTTGCAGATTGATATGCACACCATAGAGAGCCTTTAGCATTATTTCTGCCATAATCTCCCTTACCATGTATTTGTGTTACTTCTTCGTGATATAAACCCATTAGAATAGATAATTGCTTTTTATTGGTTTCATTAACTCCTGCCATTTTACTACCTCTGGAAAGATGTTGTTTGGCAATAGTATTTTCAAAAAGATTTTTTATCTGTTCATCTTCAACAGAAGTATGCCACCAAGTCTTAAATCTTTCAGATTCAGTAGTTACTGCCTTTATGGCATTTGTTATCTTTTTATTTGATTGGTCTATGTCAAAAGACTTTGTATGTCTATTAGAGGTATATGCCAATTTTTGACCAGTTACCAATGTATTAAAACAAACATGATTTAACCAACCAAAGAATGCTTGAAATTTCCATTTAGAATTATAAGAATTTCTAGCAACATATTTTAATGATAGATTATGGTCTCCAACTTTTGTTGAAAGTTCTGGTAATAATACTTCCATCTTAGCCATCGCACCATTTTCATATGAATCTATTTTAACCTCTGCATCTTTAAGAGTAAGACCTCCTTGTTGCATTTGAACCAATGCACCTTGAAAGGCATCTTTATGAAGAATTGGTTTATATTTAGATTTTACAAGACCTAAAGGTAAATCAGTATCAGTTCTTACCAATACACGACTCATTTCTGTAGGTATTGTAGGTATTTCCCTTATATCTATTGGAAATATAACCTTTTCCATTTCTTTATCGAATAATTTAGTATTTAACATTTGTTTCTCCCTTTTTAGTTAAAGAAGTGGCTTTATGCCACTCCTGCTAGTTTAAATAGTTTTTTATGTTTAAAATCGATATTGTATTCCCAAGCCAATTGGTCGCCTTCATAGTATAAATCAGGTTCTAATTCATCTGCCTCTATTATCCATCTTATGGCAGTTTTATAATTATTAGCACCGAGTTTACAAACCTCTTTAATTCTTTTGGCAAGATTTGATGCATTATCTTTTTTTATTTTTGCTTCTTCTGCATCATTCTTTACCATATCATCAATAAGGTTATCCCAGATTGCTTGTTTAGCATCTTGGTCTGCAATTTCCCAATGAAACCAAAAACTTTGAGTTGGTCTATGGTTCCAAGCATCTTTGTGTAAATCTGATATAGATTCTTCTGAATAAGAATATTTTTTAGTGTTTTTTGTCATTGTTTTCTCCCATGAATTTAATAACATAATTACTTATACATTGTATAAATATAGAAGTCAACACAATAAAGGTTTATTTTCTATACTTATACATTTTATTTATTCTGATTTAAGGTTGTAATCTTTTTCTATAGTGCCAAGTTCAGCATTTCCTGCAATACAAGATTTAATCCAAACCTTTTTAACAATCTCGCCATGTATATTTCTTAAATGACGAAAATGCCCTCTTCTCGTATGCTGTCGTTTGGGATTACCTTTACCAATGAAGGTGTCTTTATACAACTTTTTAACTTTTCTGTCTGATATATTAAGACTAAGAACTTTATATTCATTTCTTGGTATTCTTTTACCTAGTTTTGTATGAATAATTTTATTATCTGGCACAATATTTTCTACATCTGAAACGTCTTGATTAATAAGAGCAAATAAAGATATTAAAAACCTCAAATCTCCCTCACACATTATTGAAAGGTTATGTTCATGGTCTTGTATTTCATCTCTTGTATAACCTTCTTGAAATTTCCAAGATGGAATAGACCAATGCATACCTCTTGATTGTGCTACTGATATTCTGCTATATATCTCTTTTAAACAATTAAACTCATGGTCTTTATTATAAGCCAAAGTATCTGGTAAATTATTACTATCAAAAACAATGTGACCATTCTTTTGGTTGTTAGATTTTTTAGTATGATTTTTTAGTAAATGTTTAGGCATATTTTCAAATAAATACCAACTGCTTAATAGTTTTGCACCAGTATGAAATGCTCTTTCCATGAGTTGGTCTGAATTTTTGGCTCTCCATTCTCTTGGGAACTCATCAAGGGTATCTACTCTTTCTATTTGTTCATCAAAGTTAATTGATTTATTATTATTAATAGTAAAACACATTGATGGTTGTATAAACTTATCTGCAAGAAAATCTGCTTGTTCAGTAAAATCTTCTGCCTTATCTTTTTCAATAAATGCCCACATCTCATAAAGAAAATCTACATGACCAGTTTCGTCTGTAAATTTCTTTATATGATAACCAACTCGTTCTGGTACACCTCTATTATCAAAGTTATAATCTTGACCTCTCTTGTTGGTAAACTCTTTAATAAATTTTTGCCTTGAACGTTCGTCCCATTCAATCCAAAGGTTATCAAAAGGTATTTGTGCATTTTCTACCATATCTAATAATACAGATGGCTTTTCTGTACTTGCTTTATAGGCATTATTGACAAGATTTTCAGATACAACAAATTTTTGTGATTGTAATAAGTCAACTTGAGTTTGTCTTATCATTGAATCGGCTATTGACCCTCCAGAGTAGAGAGCCAATGCTTTTTTAGGTTGGGTTAAACCAGATAATATCTGATTACATAAAATTGGTTTATCCATTATCATTCTCCATTTGTTTCTTCAAATCTGTTTCACAATTTTGACAAACATAATATGGTTCTTGTATAGATGGTATAATTTCATCATCATTAAATAAATTATTACAACCATCACATTCTGAAAAATTATCTACAAGATAACTATTTTGAAATTTAGCCATTATGCAACTCCTTTCATTTTATTATTTAATTCTTGAATGTGTGATGGAATTTCTTTTTCAAAAGAAGTTTTAATATCTTCTTTTTCTTTAATCATTGGTGAAATAATTTTTTGAAATTCTTGAAAAGAGTCAGAACGCAGTTCAAAAGATATTGCGTTAAGTTCGTAAAGTTTATTAAGGTCGTTTATTATATCATTCATCTGTTTTCTCCCATGAAATATTATGAATGATTCTATTGGTAAATTGTAACTAGTAGAAGTCAACCTTCTTTTTTTATAGTTGTAAAAACTTTTTTTACATGAGAAAGTTCAGCATAAGAGCCATAATTTGCTTCCGTACCTTTGGGAATTTTTATTTCATAATCATCTGAATTATTAAGCGATTGAATAAAAAATTCTGTATAAGGTTTTTCTACATAACCTTTAACATCTCTTTCAGCCTCGTACTCTTTTACGGCTATAGGGCAGTCTTCAAACATTTCTTCGTTTTCTTGTTCTTTTTTTGTTGACATCTACAACCTATACTAGAGTTAAAAACTGCCGAAATCATTTTTTTTGTATAATCATACACAGACATAAGAACAAACTGGTAAGTCGCTTAAAGTTTGATAGCTCTTAAATTAGCTTCTTGTGTTCTCCATGTCTCTATTTTGACCATAGCACTTTCTCTAAGGTATCTATTTTTTTCGTCTCTTTCAACTGCTATTCTTAATGCCTTTAAATGTTTAACATATTCTTCATCTGAATATGCTTCTCGTTCTTGAGCAGAAATTGGCAGTTCATTATATTTCCTCATTAAAATTGCTTTTAAAGATTTAGTAAAGGCATCTAAATAAAGTCTTGTTGCTCTAGCTTCTGCACAATGTTGTGCGGTATCTCTTAACCATGCAACGGCTTTGTGTATATCTTCTTCATCAATTTTTCGCATTGAATTTCTCCCAGTATTTTTTTGCAGTTTCTCTGCCATAATCTTCTGATAATCTAAATAATAACCAAAACAAATCTTCATTACCAAAACTGTCATGTAATTGTGCATGATGTGAATAACAAAGGGGAATTGCATTATTATCGCCAGACCTCATACCCATACCTCTAGCACCATCATAAGGTTTTAATAAATGATGTGCTTGTACGTTTCCATTACAAGGATAAGTAGAGAAAGAAGATAAACAACATTCTTGATTAGAAACATATTCTAAAAATTTTTTGCTCTTTATCTTCTTTTGTTTAATTATTGGTTTCAATTTGTTTTATCGTAGGTTAATTCATATTCTGCGAATTTTTTACCATTTACAGTTTTAAAATTTGTCTTAATTGGAAAACCATTTTGTCTTAAGTCAAATATTATTGCCGCTAAACGAAAACAACCAAATTTAGATAAGGCATCAATTGGTGTTATTTTTTTGCCTTCTTCTAAATATTCTTTAACATTTAAATATTGAGTTCTTTTTTCCATTTATTCCTCCCTACCATAAATCAATGTCTTCAATTTCATCAGCAGATGATTTTGGTTCATTTTTATTTGATTGTTGTTGATTTGGATTATCGTTTGAAAATTCACGAAGTCTTAGAGATATGTATTTATTACCTCTTTCGCTATTCTCTTTCCATGCAGATATAATCATAGCACCTTTATCTACAAGGGCATTTACAACACCTTTTGCATCTGGGTCTTTCTCACCATTTTTATCTGCTTTTTTCAATGTACCCATTGCTCTGTAGAGTTCAATTATTTCTTTTCCCTCTTTATTGAGCCTTTTGACACCTATAACTCTTAATGATTCACCATTAATATTTATTTTTCCTTGTTGGGTTAATGACCAATCTTCGCTTATGTTAAATAAAACACCACGATTAGTTTCGTCATATTGCTTTGTGTTATTATCCATTTTTAACTCCCTTGTTACCAGTTGCTTCGTTTGCATCATCATCTTGACCAAGACCAAATAATGCTTGTAAACCATACCTTTTTGCATAGGTTATGGCAGAACCCATTTTCTGTGGATTATCTTTCTCTGCATTGTTAATTAAAACTGGCACACAACATTCTATAGTTTTATCGTCTATAGTATGATAAATGGTAGTATTTACCCATATATCTCTAGTGATAACTTGACCACTTGTAGTTTTGGTAGTGCCATCTTTTAAATTATCTACCATTTGTTTATCAAGAACCATATTCCTATATTGAACTTGTTGAGTAAAACATAATCCATATTTAGCACCTTGATTAACTGCATCAATAACAGATGTTAAATCAGCATAGGTACTTTTAAAATATGTATTATCTGTAGATTTTAATGCACTTATATTTAATTCTTGAAATCTGTTAAGTGCATCAACTAATGTTTTGCTTGGTTCTATTTTCTTTTGAACCTTTGGCTCTTTCTTTTGAACCTTTATTTCTTCAACCTTTTTAGGTTGTTCTATATTTTCTTCGTTCATACGTAACTCCACTGTTTTATGTTTTTGCTTGATTGCTCTTTCATATATTCACTCCAAGTCCACGCGTCGTAATTAGGGTGGATAATTGAAGCTAATTCCTCTTTATCATCACTGATTGCAAGGAATTTCATCAAACCAATAGCAAGAGAATGTATTTGCTTTTGGTGTTTCTTAATATCTGCTTCATCTATTATAAATTTATTAGTAGCTTTTGGTGATGCATAAAATACATCTGCTCTATAATTAGGATATGCTAGAGAATATATCGCCATTTGTCTTTTATTAGCATCTGTAGGTTTAGATGGCATTCTAGCAGTAGTCTTAAGGTCTACTATTACATCTTTAAATATGAAGTCTATATAACCTATTATTGGTACTGGTAAATCTTCAAAGGTAACTTCTATTTTTGTTTGATAATCTTCCATATCAGAATAATCAAATTGTTGATTGAGCATATTAGAGTATTCTTTTAACATGCCATATTCTTTTATTCTTCTGTCATCTTCTATATCTATTAAACTATCTTGGCACATTTGATTAAATTTATTTTCTGTAACAGAATTATCTATTTGAAAATCTTCATTTATATATTTTTGAGCCAAACCGAATTCTACTGATGTACCTCTGTGCATAGATGCAGAACCCTTATCTCTTAAACCAAAGAGTTTATCTGCAATAAATCTTGCAGGGTCTTGTAGCCAAGTATTAAGAGAACTGTGTGATAAATGTCTTATGCCATGAATGGCGAAGGGATTATTGCTTTTCATATTTACCTCTATTCTTCGTTATTCGTTATCACATAGTACCAAATTAAATTGTAATGTAAACCTTTTTTGTGTTTACTTATCTTTTTTTTTAATTTAAAAGGTAATTATGAGATTAAAAGAATATATAAAAATGAATGGTTATAACTATAAGAGTTTCGCTAAAGAACTAGACACTCATTATAGGAACATTGAATCTTGGGCGAAAGGCGATAGAATGCCTAGATGGGCTGAGGCAGAGAAACTTTTTATATTTACAGATAATCAAGTAACAGGGACAGACCTTTATGAGGAACAAATACAACGCAAAAAGGCAATTATACAAAGGAATAAAGTTTGATTCTAAAAAAGAACTAAATAGATATTTAATATTGGAACAGATGCAAATGAAGAATTATATATCAGAATTAGAAGTACACCCAGTTTATCCCTTATTAGTAAATGGGATTAAGATTGGTCGTTATACTGCTGATTTTAAATACAAAAACAAAGATGGCGAAGAAATAATTGAAGATGTTAAATCTAAAATAACCAGAACAAGAGATTATATTTTAAGAAAAAAGATATTGGCTACATATACTCCACCTATTATGATAACGGAGATATTATGAGTTGGTCTGCTTTAGATTGGGCATCTAAACAAAAAACTGGAAATGGTACTAATAAATTAGTCTTACTTTGCCTTGCAAATTATGCAGATGATAAAAATACTTGTTTTCCAAGTTATAAAACACTTATTTCAATTACAGAAATGAGTAGGTCAACCATAATAAGAGCATTAAAGAGCCTAGAAGAAGTAGGTTTAATTGAGATAGAAGAACGATTTGCCGATTATAATGAAGCTAAAAGACAAACATCAAATTTATATACTTTAAAGGTGGGGTATCAGACTGACACCCACCCTATTCAATTTGAAACCCCCCCTAGTATCACTATGAAACCCCATATAACCAATCATAATAAACCATTAAAGTACGAAATTGAATTTGTAGAACTTTGGAATGAATATCCTAGAAAAGATGGTTCAAAAAAGAAAGCACATGAAACATGGCAAAAACTAACATCTGAACCAAATATAGTAATTATAAAAAAAGAGTTATTTGAAAAAGTTAAAAAGTATAATAAACTAAATAAAAACAAAGAGTTACGATTTATACCTCATTTGACCACATGGTTAAATCAACGAAGATGGGAGACCTTAGACAATCAAAATGAAGAACGAATAAACTTAAACCAATTAGTTGGTTAACAAAGGGAGAAAACAACAATGAATATTCACGAACAATTAATAAAAGAAGGTATTAGAGTTAATTCTCAACAAGCACAACAAAAAGTGACTTGTCCTCAATGCTCACATACTCGAAGAAATAAACAAGAACCTTGTCTTTCTGTAAGTTTAGAGAACGATATGGCTTTATGGCATTGTCATCATTGTGAATGGAAAGGTTCTGTTCACGATAATATTATAAGTCCTAATAATTTTTCTAAATTTAAGAAAAAAGAAAATGTAATGCCATTTGTACCTAAAAAACAAACATTATCAGATTCTGCTTATGCATGGTTAATAGATAGAGGGATAGACCCTACTGTTATAACAGAGATGAAACTTTATACACATAATGAAAAGCTTTGTTTCCCTTATTATTTGAATGATAAAATTGTAAATGTAAAATATAGAACAAAAGATAAAAGGTTCCATCAAGAAAAAGATGCAACAAAATGTTTATATAATTCAGATAATCTTAAAAAATATTGGGAAGACAACCCAGAACTTAAGAAAAGAATAATATTTGTAGAAGGCGAGATGGACGTTTTATCTTTAATGCAAATAGGTATCAGAGATGTAGTATCGTTACCAGATGGTGCACCTAAAACACCTAAGTTTGATATGAAAGACAAGAGATTTACTGCTTTTGAACAGACTGAATGGATATGGGAAGCAGAAGAGGTGATACTTTGTACCGATGATGACGAGGCAGGAAAGGCTCTTGGTCTTGAGTTGATTCATAGGTTTGGTCGAGACATTTGTAAAGTTGTAAGTTTCCCAGATTATAACAACACATTTGTAAAAGATGCAAATGAATGTTTGGTTCAACACGGAGAAGAAACTTTAGGTATGGCAATAGCCAATGCTAGAGAGTTCCCTATAGAGGATTTACATTCTGCAGTAGATTATAAAGACCAGATACAAAATATGTATGATGGAAACGTACAGAAAGCCATATCAACTGGTTTTGATAAGTTAGACGAGATATATAAGATAATGCCAAGTACTTTTAATCTCATAACTGGTATTCCTAATCATGGTAAAAGTAACTTTCTTGACCAAATATTAGTTAATTTGGCAGAACAACAACATTGGAAGTTTCTTTTATATTCTCCAGAGCATTCAACACCTAATCATATTAGAAGATTACTAGAGAAAAGATGCAGAAAGCCTTTTGATATTGGAGTTTACGAGAGATTAAACCAAGAACAACTAAACGGTGGACTAGATTTTCTTAATACTCATTTTAAATTTCTTGAAGCAAAAGATGACATACCAACGATTGACTACATATTACAAAAGGCAAAGGCATCTAAACAGAGGTTTGGTATAAAGGGTTTGGTAATTGACCCATTTAATCAAGTAAGTTCAGATAGAGGCATTAATAAAAGAGAAGATGAGCATATAAGAGATATTATTGCCAAATGCCAACAATTCGCTAGAAATCACGATATGG